AGTTCCCGGCATAGATGTTATTGTTGGCTTGTCTGACAAGTGTAGAAGTCCAGTATTGATGATCTGCAATGAGAGAGGCAGGACACTCTCCAATAGCTCTGTGAGGCATTGGAATAGGTGTTGCTGTTGCTAGGGGATGGCAATCAATTTTTTCCATCTCCAACAACTTACCCTCACCACTAACGAAGAATATTTGGTAATACTCTGCTATCCCGTCTTCATCTACGTCAATATAAGCGTAATACTCGCCAAGCTTAAACATATCTTGAGAGCGGTCAGTAGTGGAGTTCTGATTAACTGGCCCATTTAAGTTGTAGTTTCGTCTCTCTTCAACAGGATCGCCGTCACTCTCATCACGACCAAGTTTCATCACCTTATCACGATCAAACCCCATTTGAAGCAATTCAGAGCGTGTTTTAGCGGTTATCTGACCGTAAAAAGGCGGTTTATCAAAGTCCTTGGCTCTTTTACTGATGAGCACCTCATTCGGTGGGGTAGGCTCTATTTTAATTCGTCCGGTTGAATTGGTTCTCATGCCTTGAACGTTATATACGACCGTTTCGGCCTCAACCACCTCACCATTAGGCAACTGAGTACCAACACCTACTGCTATTTCTTCAATGTCGTTTATCTCATAATTCTCATCACTCATCAGCTTAGACAGTTGAGTCTGAGTTAAACGCTCATAATCCTCACCATCCAAGAACTCCTCTGAGTCATCCCAGTACGTTTTTAGCGTTCCGGTATATTGTAGTAGGGCATCTTTACAATACGACAGTAGAAGGTTAACAGGATTGTGTTGAACGCCAAAAACCCAATTGGCAAACATGGTCTTCTGTTTGGCTTCCTCTTCAGACTCTTCTCTATTCGCTGTGAATTTGGCTATGTTTCTATTTTGCGTGAATAGACGCATCAATCCAGGGAGCATACCCTCCACAACGTCAAAAACATCGCTAGTAATAACCTGGCTTTGCCCTTCGATCTCATCGCCATAAGGTTGCCGGTTGTATCTATCTAAAAGTAATGCACGATTATTCTGAATGTCTGAACCTTCACCACTGTAACCAATAGCGTCTTTTTCTAGCGCTATGATTATGGTTTCTATCTGCTTTTCACTTAACATTATACGACATTAACCTTTGGTTTAACCTTTTTGCGTGGAGGCTTAGGTGGTTGGTAGGTTAGGGGAGCTATAGCTACAGCATCGGCACTGTGTGAACTCCAATCATGATTAGGGCCTAAACCTATTCTCCTGTCTTCATCAATCTTTTCGTGGTACCAAGCAAGAGATTTCATTCCTGCCTCACATTTAGAACTAAAACGCATACGGTTGAAATTATTCCGCATGATCTCAATCCTTGATTTAGCAGCACCTTTACCTTGATTCGGTACTACCTCAACATTGTAACCAGCTTTCCTAAACTCTGACTGATAACTAACATCATAAACCCGATCATTGGTTTCACCATCGTGAGGTAGCCATATTTGAGCCCTATCTGGCGTGTAGCCTTGCTTCCTCATCCAATCCAGATGCGCCCCTATTGGCTGTCCCTGGACTTCGTAATGATTTATATAGTTGATCCAATCACCGCTAAACTGAGCAGCCCAGAAAACAAAATTGTCCGCTCTCGCTCCGGTTCCCCCGATATCAGCAAGCAAACGAACAGTTAATAAAGGATCTTCTGGAATTTCTATACCCCATCGGCCCTCTTCCTTGGCCCTTATGATGTTATCAGTGTAGTAAGCCGATTCCTTAACTTCCAAATAACCACCTTCCCATACATGATCATAACTATGCGAGCGCTTTTCTTTATCCTCTAGGCGCTCTTCTTCTAATGTATCATTCCACCAAGGATTGTCTTTCCAGTTTATTTCTACAATCTTTGAGTTCTTTGGTGGGTCTTTTCTGAATCGGTTATCAGTAGCAGAGCCATCAACTTCAGGGTTCCAAGTTACCCATATTTCCGAACCTTGCTCCCTTACAGTAGGCGTTACTTTTCTCCAACACAACTCGCTTACTGGATCGGCTTCATCGACCCACAATATTAATATTCTGGCCTTTGATTTAATCGAATCAATATTCTTTCTTAATCCCTGGAAAGAAAAATCAACTCTCCCCGATCCAGTTTTAGTTCTTATATATTTTTCGCCTACATCAAAATGCGGTCTTAGCCATTCAGTTGATTCAATGGCATATTTAACCTCAGCAAAGCTACTTTCCTCTAGTGAGTTTTGATATTCTCTACCACAAAGGATAACACCGCTAACCCCAGCTTGAGCAAACATATAAGCCCTAACCGCTGCCATCTTGGCAAAGCTTTTTGTTTTCGCTGAACCCCTTCCACCATAAGCGCCTCTGTATCTAGCATTACCAGCAAAAACAGGTATTAGTTTTGGAGGTAGCTCAATCTTCGCTTTCAATATCTGGGGCTACTAGTTCTATATTAGTTACAGCTAGAGGGTTATCTACGTCTCCACTAACTTCAACAGCTTTACGTTTAGGCGCTACATACTGAGCTAATTCTTTATAAGCAGATAAAGATAAACTTAAATCGCCCTCATTTTTCGCCTGTATAGCAATTTCTAACATTGCTTCCAAGGGATCACAGCCAATACGATCAATTGTTTCTTGAATCGTTTTAGCTGCTTTAGTGGTTCTTTTATTTGGAGTACCTTTTTTTCTCCCTGCGCCTGCTCTTTTACCACCGTGAGTCATTTTGAATAATCTTGATTTTAATATCAAGCTCCTTTAAAAGGTTGGCTTAAATTACTTTGTTAACTCTTCAATCTGTCCTTTAACAGAATTTAAAAACTCCATTTTTCTATCGTACTCTTCCTTTAAGGAAGCAATACGCTCCTTACTTCTGTTAGGTTTTTCCATGGCTAACTTTAAACGTTCACAACGTCTTATAGCTCTTTCAATTTGGTGCTGTACTTTTGGATTAATAGCCGCTTTCATAATTTACGCCTGATTCAATGAAGTTATGCCGGATGCGTTCCAACTAATAGTTAAATCACCAGTTGTTAAGTCTAGGGAAGAACCGAAGTCAACATACCCTAGGCAGTTTTTGCCTGTTGCCGTATCATTGTAAATAATACCCCATCTTGCATTTGTTGGATTTGACGCATTTTGTGAAGTAGTGGGCGGGTCATCAGCATCAAATACAGCCGCGCCTCCGCTCAAAGTTACTGAAGGATTAGCAGCAGTAGGGCCACCAGTAGTATAATTGCCCCCTGGGGTTACTTCTTCAGAAGAAAAGTTGGTAGTCCCACCTGCTCCCCATCTCGGATCAGCCGTTGTTGTGGCTGGCGTAGTGGTTCCAATAGTAAAGCCTACTTTTATAGTATCTGTTTCAAGATTGTGTATTTTCTCTTGTACATCTACAAGGAATTGGTCAAAAAAGACCACGTCACCCTGAGCCATTTTTATTCACCTCTATTGAATGGTCCAACTTGAAGAATCATTTGTTTGGGCTGTCCATGTACTTGAATCATTCGCCTGAACAATCCATATAGAGCCCGTATATGTAATTGAAGAATTAAAATCTGTTAACGCCAAACTTTCCAAAGTGGCTGATATGTTAAAATCTCCAGCAACAAAGTCAACCGTTGCATTATTGTCTGTTAACTCAAGAGACTCTAAAGAACAGTTAACTGGGAAATCTAAATCTGTATTTGATCGGAACTCTGTCAGTGTCAGAGTTTCTAAGTTTGCTGCTATAGCAAAGTCTAAGTCTGTATCAGACTGGAATTCTGTTAAGGTCAATGACTCTTGATTACAGCTAACAGTAACACCTAAGCTTACGTTTGCATTATTTTCTGTTAAAGTCAGACTTTCAAGAGTGCCAGATATTGTAAAATCTAGGTCTGTATCACTCTGGAACTCAGTTAAAGTAAGGGTCTCTAAAGAGCATGCAACGTTATACCCAAAGCTAACACTTGCGGTATTTTCCGTTAATGTTAGGGATTCAAGGGCTGATGCTATGCTAAAGTCTAGGTCTGTATTCGATTGAAATTCTGTTAACGTTAAGGATTCCAGGTTGCAACTTATAGAGAACCCGCCACCAGCTGCTGGGGGGCTAAATGCATGTAAAAACCAAGGGTTGCCCGAACCAGTAGCTAACGTGTTGTTAACTAGCTGCTCTGGATCTCTTGCTATTGTCTCTATTTGCTTGTCTGTTAACTCTTTGTTAAAGACTAAAATATATGGACCAATTGAGGTATTAGCGCCTGATCCGCTAAGAAAACCGCTTGATCTATACGTGCCGCCTATCGTTATTCTATCAAGTCCGGTCGTACCTATTGCAGTTGAATTAGAATCTGATTGGCTTCCTTCGTCAGTAAAGCCGGTCAACTGGTCCGAAGAGTTAAATTTACCTGCGAAAAACGTATCTATATTTGCCGTTTCTAGGTTTGATAAAGGTAAATCTACAACGCCTAATTTAGTTGCGCCAATATCCCCAGAATTTAAGTATGTTTCGGCATTAAATGCCCAGCCTGTGTTGCCGTCAAAATCGGTATGAGACAACAACACGCCAAAATTATCAGAACCTGTTGCGTCTCTGCAAAAAATAAAAACGGTAAATGGTCCCTGAGTCGGCACATTCGGTAGTTCAGAAGAATTAAAATAGACGTTCTCTTCTGAAGCGCCACACACCATTTCAAAACCGCCCATAGGGGATGGGGTATATTCAGGCGTGTTTACCTGAGTAGGTATGGCACCTGTTATTAATTCAACCCATCCACCACGGGTACACTTAAACAACCCAACACAAGAATTTCTGTATTGAGGTGCAAGGTCGTGTAACCCATATATTTCGGGAACTCTGATCATGCTGAATCAGCTTTATGTAATCTATACTCTACTGCGTTGGTTGATGCGCCTATTGCCGTGCCGCTTTGGTTGCCGATGACAATGGAAAAATCTTCGCCAATATCTCTAAATATTGCGCGGTATTTAAAAGTTCTGGCTGTAGTCTCTGAAGCATCGCAGGGTAAAACGTCTATCGTCTGCATATGCTTGACGTTATTGTTACCGGAGTTGGTATAAGCGCCTTCAGATCCGCTTGCACCGCCAGCTAAATCAGTACCGCCATCAGTTGAACCAGCGTAGTAAACTTCAATATACCCATCTGCTGATCCTGCTGTAGTGGTAGTAAGAATGGTAATAAACAGCTCAACCCAAAACCCTTTTACAGTACCGTTATCAATTGTCGCAGACTGCCAATATGACCCATCGCCAAGTGAATGCAGGTTAGTTACCGTGAGAGCTGTATTAGTGCCGAAATTCTGAGTAATAGTAGCCATTATATAGTCCTAGCGTCCTTTACGTGCCCTACTTTAACTTCTTTACCAAACAGCTCAGCAGCTCGTGTTATCGAATCCACTCTCGCCGCTTGCAATGCTGTAATGGTATCTGAACCAGCACCAAAAACATCAATCATCACCGTTGCGGAAAAACCAAAAGGATTGATTGAATCTCTGTTTGTTAGACCTATAACCCTGTCTTTTTGAGCATCGGCAAGAGCGTTGTAGTCTGCTGCTGCTATCGCATCAGCTATTTCTGTTCCGCTCATTGTGTCTCTGTTTTTAGTTCGATAAGAAGTATTTAAATCATCAGCAACCTGTTGGTCACTCATGCCAGAGTAACCGCGTGCAAGGGGGTCTGAATTTATCTCATCAGCTAAATCTGATATATATCCCATAATTACTCCGCGTCTATATAATCTCGTATGTTGTCGCCATGATCTCTATTACATAATTTAAAAAAACACACTAGCGGCAGATAGCAGACCGCTCTACTAGATATCCTTGCCA